TTTGTTCTTGATTTAATTGCTGCCCACGAAGGCCTAGTTCGCCCTGTTGATAAGCAGCAGTATTCGCATCGGCATATGCCCGAAGCGCGTCTTCTTGGAGTTTTGTTTGATAATCGCGAAGAGATTTTGTTGCATTATAATATGTTCCCAACCCTTCTTGAGCGCCTTCACCAACTGCAACGAAAGGATTAGTAGATTTGCTGCTAAGCATACCCAGGCCAGCAGCCATAACACCAAGATTAGCTTCATCCGATAACGGATGACCAACAATCATTTCTGCAAGCGTTCTTGGTTTGTTCGGGTCTGGTGGGGCTTGAAGATTCTGTAAGGTTTGGTTTATTTGACTCCCCATAGATGCAAGTTGGCTGCTATATCCGCCAACGCCGCCGGAGTCGCCATCATCTCCTGCATAACCTTTGCGGCCAACTACGCCACCAGATGCAAAATTATAGTCTGCAGCGGACTGCGGAACCCAATTTGCGTATTTTGCTGTTATATCAGCAGATGTTGGGGAATATGGCGAAAACAATCCGCCAAACGCAGATTTGATATTAGCGCGTTGCCCCGGCGTGGTCGTCGCGGATTTAATGATAGATGTAAGATCTGGACTATCATCTTTAATTTCCTGCCGTTGCGGTTTGGTGTCCCAACCTGTGCGCACTTTTTGTACGTTAGCAAGAGGCATAATATCAGCAAGAGTTAATGGTGTCTGAGACCCGCCACTTGGTTGGTAAGTGTATGGAATATCGCTAAAATACGTTGATTCAACCCCGCCCCGCAAAGCGTAATTAGCCCGACCCAATCCTTCATGGACTGCCCCACCCATAGAATCAGCCAAGCCACCGCGTGCAAAATGGCCCTTATCAGCAGCATGTTTGGTTGCATCATCGTAGTTAAGATAACGCATGCCTTTGTCGTCTTTATGGACAGCAGAGGGATTGTGCTTTTCAACTTCCTGCGCGCTTAAGCCCATGCGCGTCGTGTCGTCGCCCTTGTAATTATACTTATAAATGTTTTGGCCATCGAAGGTTTTGCCAACAGGCTCCATGTTTTCCTTGAACCGTTCATCGGATCCAAGCAAACCTGTTTGGCCTAAAGCTAAAGTTCCACCAATAATAGATGAAAGCATATTGCCTGTTGGTTGAGATGTAAGAGCCGTGCCACCGGATTGGCCACCAATTCCCAATAGCAAGTTAGCAAGCAATTGCTCATTCTGATACGGGAATGCCTGAGCAGCTTGGAACTGCTGTTGATTTGCGGTATCTGTTGCTTGTTGAACGCCGCGTTGAACCGCGCCAGCACTCATTTGAGCTTGAGCACCTTGCAATGCAGCATTTTGCGCCCCAGTTCCTAATGCGGCCAATTGCTGTGATGTTGCTTGATCGATGCCAAATGCCTGACCAGCAAGACCAGCTTGAGCCTGCGCTGCGCCAACGTCTTGAGAATATGCTTGTTGACCGATATTGGCCAATTGCTGTGCTGTCTGCGAACCAGCGCCAAAATTCTGTCCGGCCAAAGCAGCTTCTTCTTGGGCCGCAGATAGTCCTTGGCCAAAACCTTGCTGGCCCAATGCTGCGATCTGGTTAGCTTGGTTGGCCAATGCTGCACGATTGGCTTGGTCAGCACTAAGATTAACGCCTTGTTGTTGTTGGAATGCGCCTAAACCTTGCGCATAACCCTGATTAAGCAAATTGCCCAACACATTTCCAGTAGCTATGTTCTGTTGGCCCTGCAAAGCAGCACGAGCCAAATCAGCACGCTCACCACCAAAAGCACCTTGCGTAATTTGATTGCCAATTAAACTCTGTTGGTCCATTTGCTGCTGTTGCTGCAATGGAGCAAGTGTACCCTGAACCACTTGGTTCATATATGGGTTCATGTATTGGCTTAATGCGTTTTGGCTAAATTGCTGAGCGTATACAGGAGCGGCTGCATTGCCAGCCAAATTGGTAGCTTGAGTAAGATAATTTTGGCCCTGCCCCAATGCAGCATTTACAGCAGATTCTTGCTGTTGAACTTGAGGAGTTAACTGCGAATACGCGGAATTTAATACATTTGTTGCATTTTGGTTGTATTGGGAGCCTAATTGCTGCCCCAAACCAACTTGACTATATGCAGCTTGAATTTCTGGTAATGCTAAAGCTTGGCCTTGATTGATATCGGTTGTAGCTTGAGCGTAATAAGGTTGAGCTAAGCCAGCTGAAGCATTTACATCTTGAATACCGGACTGCTCAGTGGGGGATAATCCCGCCACCATTTGGCCAGTATATTGCTGGTAAGGTTGGTTATATGTATTCCAAGCCAGACTGGATAATTTATCATAATTCGCCTGTACGTCGGCAGGTGGGAGCGTTGTCGTAGTAGATGTCGATGTACCTGTAGAACCACACACGGCGAAACTCCAAACTTAAGTATTTACTTCAATTTCATCCGACGAAGCATTCTTAGCCCCGTATACGAAAAAAGCACCGATAGGCGTACCAAAGTGTTTCTGGTATAGCTCCACTTTAGCATTTGTTCTGTGATTTGACAAAACCCCAATCATAAGGGGCATTTCCAATCCATCCGCTGTATTTTTGGCAAATTCTATCATCTTATGCAGCCGAGATACAGTGGCATTTCTATATTCGGGGCGGACAAATACTGCTGATTCTTCCAAAAATGGCGTATCGGAATAGAAGTTCGTGGCAATCCGTAGCGCCGTCATGGCTTCCAAATTGCCTTTTGGCCCTACCACGCCAATGATCCCGCCGTGTTTGTGCAAAAGTGGGCGCACATTGTGGCGAACCTTGGCTTCGTTAAATTCAAACATGCCAATTTCTTGATGCATCAATTTGGCTAAAGTTATAACACCATCTTCGTCTTCAGGCTGGGCAACTCTTACCAAAGGCTCGGTAGTAACACGTTCATACTTAGGCATTCTTTTACGCGCACTCTTAGACAAGCGAACACGTTGTTTTTTAAACATTTCGTCCATTTTTAATCCTTCTTTGGCGGGGAAAGTTTTTGAAGAGTTTTAATATGCTGTTTACGTAATTTCATTACGAATTGGTCCAATATGCGATGGCCCAGATCAATATCCCCATTACCAATACCCAATACTGCATACGGCGGAATAACGTACTCTCCGCCAGCAGCAACAATAGGGACAGGATTACCAGTGTCGTGAGATCCATCGTCATGATATTTTGATATCATTTCTGTAATGTTTTTGAAACCGCTTAGTGTATTTCCCTCGCCAAGAAACGCCACTTCTTCCGCCGGAATGACGTATGCCCCAGCAGGAACATGCATGGGAAGATGGTCTGTGCGACCTGCAACAGGGCTATGAATTGGCCCGACATGCACTATGTTCCCGTTTTGTTCTCCACCACCTGCTTTTCCTGATCGAGCAATATTTAATGCCGCAGCTACGGCTTGGTCATGCGGATGTCCTGAGCGGGACATTTCGCTTATATTCTGGCTGATTGTGGCTTGGCTAGACCCGTGTTTTAATGGCATCACGAATATCCTACAGAAATAATGGACCCAGTGCCGGGGGAAAAGTATAAACCCGTCGCAAATGGAACTTGGATTTGATAGATACCAAGCGTATTAGGAACGGCGTAAATGCGAGAACCTGATGCTGCCGAAGTAGCATCATAAAGATAACCCTGTGTAGAGCCTGCTACTATAACGCTTACGGTGGCCAACCAACCAGACGAAGATTTAATTATTGCCCCGGCAGACAATTCTTTACTGTTTGACGCGCCAGCATGAAAATTTACAGCATTTGCATATGAATTAATTGCAATAACGCCATTTTTCTGAGTAGTCAGGATATCATCTAAACTAGCCATCAGAATTTCCCGTCTAATTGATAACGGAATTTAATGCCGCCCAATCGCCAGAATGTCCCAACATCTTGAGACGACAATGAAAACGCCATGTAACGCGCCCTGATTCGGCAAGATATGTATTCCGTTGATTGCGTCATAGGAAATGTAATAGACGATACTTGCCCAGATGGCGAACCAGAATAGTAACTGGTTGACGGAGAAGTTGCAGTATCTGTAGCATAATTTGTATAATAAATGGTCACATACACCGTAGCGTTTTGATTGCCGCTATACGTACCCCATTTCATATCAGGCCAAATTTGGTCCACAAACACAATATTTTCGCCTTCGGTAAGCTGAAAATAACCTGTTTGGAATGATGAAAGCATGGGTGTAATGGTTGTTCCCACCGCAGCGTCGTTACCTACTTCGTGTTGATAGATGTATGTATCGCCACCCGCAGCAATAGGAGATCCCAAGCCAGATTGGTCAATCCATGCTGTACGGCTCAACGTACCAAAATCCCACTGCCCAATAAGGAAATTATATTTTACATATGAATCGTTTTCTGTGGAGTTCTGCGATGGGTAGTACCAAGTTACTTCGTTAAATTGGGAATTAACGCCGCAACATACTTTATAATAATAGTTTGGATTAATGTTTTGGAAAACTACGTCAAATATTGGGCATGGCATTGGTTCCGGGCCGCTGCCTGTCATTACGAAGAAATTACGCTGAGACATCCAGTAAATGGAATTATTTACCTGACCAATGCAATGACGGGATATCGCACCGCAATTTGATCCAATTTTATTAAACCCATAAACAAGTGGGAATCCCACATATTGCATGGCCCACAAATCAATATCTGTCCAAATAAGACCTTGTTGCGGCCCTTGGAAACCAGCTACAATTTTTGAACCTGTAGGAATACGATACGAACCTGCTTGATTGGTTACAGTAGCATTCCAAGTCGTAAAGTCTTGGACATCTGACCAACGGATAAGCAACGGATCCGGCGAAAGCGTAAAGCTAGATCCATAAGCTATCACTTGTCGTTCTGGCATGGCGACAAAGATGCCGCTATTAACCAATGGAGCTTGGGCGCTTAATATCTGCGCATTTAAAACTGATCCGTTAGGTTGCCAATAGTAAATTGGCCCACCCGCTGGGCATGCAATTAAGTCTTGCCCAAAGTTATCTAAAGTCCAATCTGTCGCTGTAATGGCAGTGCCGGGATTTGTAATTGCCGTACCAACGCCAAAGCCACCGACGCCAAATCCACCAACACCGAACCCAGTGCCAATCGGCTGCGGCCCGACGCCAATATAATAAACAGATTGAACATTCCCGTTATTGATAGCGGTAGGGCCAGCCGATGATGTAGCCAAGTTAGATGCGGCAAATGTAAATGAACCTGCACTGGGTACACTTACAACAGTGTACAACCCAGATAATGTAATCCCGCCAATTGTAAGCGGCACACCTATATAGAAATTAGACCCTACATTATAGCCGTGGTTGTCAAAATACCCTGTAACAATAGAAGATGACGAGGTTGTCTGAAACGAATAAACACCAACTAATTTTGCTGTTCCCGTGCCAGCGCCAACGCCTGTGGCATTAAATATCACGCCAACCGTATTCGCCGATGCGCCAATTAACGTGTAATCCGTCGTGCCAACGGTTACAATTTTGTACGTTTCCCCCACAACAAAAGAGCCTGCTGTGGTATTTGTCGATGTATTGGCCGTCGATGTTGCCGCAGATCCGGCATTAATTGTGTATGTTGTCCCGGCATAGGTCAATAACTGGTAGGGACCAGTAAGCACTAGCCCGCCAACAGAAACGGGTGTTACAAAGTCAACGTAGTCAAATACAGTCAATACCGTTGTATTAGAATCCGTGACTGAAACTGTACTAGATCCAGCTGTAGTTGCAAAAACAGGGGCGGTATTTGTCGTAATTGTGCGTGGCGTTATATCCGCCAAATTTCCATTAGTTAAAACGCTTAACGAAGATTCTGCGCCAATACCAAGATGGTTAATGGCATTTAAATCTGACCACGCTTTTAGTGCGCGAATCTTGGACCCAATAGCAGAATTAAAATATGCAACCCATCCGCCCAACTTCTGAGCAAGGCCAAATCCATTACGCTCTGATAGAAACCGAACAAGCTGCGATGACGAATACGCAGCCTCATTTAATACTGGTGTATTGTTAGTTTCTACGCCGGGTTTGAGCTTTATGGTTCCAAAGGGCATGATTAGCCCCTAGTCGGTGAAGCAGCAGGAGCAGGCGAATAGGATGTCCACGCAGCTGCTTGGAATTTCTTGCGGTTTTCTTCTATCAAGGCGCTGGCTTTGAGTGCTTGATACTGCGACTCATACGTTTGAGCCATTTGGGGGTCATCATTTAAGCGACCAAAGTTGCGTTGGAACGCCGAAATATAGATCATGGATGCCATAATAAACATATCTGGCAAATAGGTAGATATGAATGTTGTGGTATTGGACGCAGAAAGTGGCGCAGAACGAATTGTCCCGGTCAATCTAACAGCATAGCTTGAGCTTGGAGTTGGTCCTACGATGATATACTGGCTTGTATTACCTGTAGTATTAGTATCGCCGCCATAAACAGCAAAATACTGAGGCAGGCCAGTTGCAGATCCCGATCCGTAAACATTTTGTATAAATTCCTTGCCAACGGGCAATAATGGCGTGGAGTTTCCTGACCCGTCTATAACTTCAAAAGTTTGAGGAACAATGAATTGAGACGTTGGCAGGGTTAAAGTGTTATTTCCACCCGTAAATGTGTAAGCATTTGTGCTAATTTGCGTAGACA